ATATAAAGTTCAGTGGCTCCAACCATCCTCTGTGGAAAGGAAAATCTAAATATGTTTCTAAGATGCTTCTGGACAACATAAAGACTCGCGGCAAAGATGTGAGCAAAACCCTCACCTTGGCCTATCTGGATGATTTGTTCGAAAAACAGAATAAGAAATGTGCCTACACGGGAGAACCTCTCACATTCAGAACATCCACAAAACTTGGCAATGCCAGTTTGGATAGAATTGATTCCTCCAAAGGATATATCGAAGGTAACCTGCAATGGGTGCATAAGACGATAAACGAAATGAAGACGGATTTGTCACATGACATATTCGTTGAGTATTGCAAAAAAGTAGCCAAAAAGGAAAACAAAAATGCCTGAGAAAAAGACTTACAAACTTCCATCCGCTTATTCGGAATACATATATGTTTCTCGTTATTCAAGATACATCTGGGAAGAGAATCGAAGAGAGACTTGGACCGAGACCGTAGATCGCTACATTTCGTTCTTCAAGAAACAGACCAAAAACAAAATCAAGGCATCTGATCCTATCTGGGACGAATTGCGTGACGCAATCGGAAACCTAGAAGTGATGCCATCCATGCGTGCCCTCATGACTGCGGGCGAGGCTCTGGAGCGGGATCATGTCGCGGGTTATAACTGCTCCTATGTCGCAGTAGATAACACCCGCGCGTTCGATGAAATCCTTTATATCCTCATGTGCGGTACTGGCGTTGGATTCTCGGTCGAACAGAAATATGTCGACCAGTTGCCGCCAATATCGGAAGATTTTCATGACACGGACACTACTATTGTGGTTGCAGACAGCAAACTCGGCTGGGCAAAAGCGTTCAAAGAACTCATTCATCTACTCTATGGTGGACAGATTCCTAAGGTGGATACATCTAAGATAAGAGCCTCCGGCGAACCACTCAAGACATTCGGCGGCCGCGCGTCCGGTCCTGAACCACTGGAACAACTCTTCAAGTTCACAATCAAGCTATTCAAGAATGCATCCGGTCGTCGCCTTACGACACTGGAGGCACATGACTTGGTGTGTATGATTGCAACATGCGTTGTTGTCGGTGGCGTGCGTCGGTCCGCGCTTATCTCACTCTCAGATTTGTTTGATGACCGTATGCGCGATGCAAAGTCCGGCCAGTGGTATCTTACCGAAGTCCAACGCTCACTCGCAAATAACTCATACGTCGCAAAAGAGAATATGGAGATTGGCGTCTTCATGAAAGAATGGCTAGCCCTGTATCAGTCCAAGTCCGGCGAACGGGGTATTTTTTCGCGCGAGGCGTCCCAGAACAAAGCAGCCGAAAATGGCCGTCGTGATCCTAAGCATGAGTTCGGAACGAATCCTTGCTCCGAGATTATCCTGCGTAACAAGCAGTTCTGTAATTTGTCGGAAGTCGTGGTCCGCGCAAAGGATACTCCAGAAAGGCTTGAACGCAAGGTTCGTCTTGCAACCATCATCGGCACGCTTCAGTCGTCCCTCACCGACTTCAGATATCTCTCCCGCAAGTGGAAAGAGAACTGCGAAGAAGAAAGACTTCTTGGTGTATCGCTGACCGGCATCATGTCCAATCCTCTTATGAATGGACGATACGACCAGGCAACGGAAGCCACCTGGCTTCTGGACAAACTTAGAACGGTTGCCGTCGAAACAAATAAGGAATGGGCCGACAAGCTAGGTATCAATCAATCTACCGCCATTACGTGCGTAAAGCCTTCTGGTACGGTCTCCCAGCTAGTCAATACGCCTTCAGGCATTCATCCTGCACATTCGCCTTATTATGTTCGGCGTGTGCGTGGAGACAAGAAAGACCCACTCGCCAATCTCATGGCAGAGGTTGGCATTCCTGTCGAGTCCGACAAGATGAACCCGAACAATGTAAACGTGTTTTCGTTTGCGGTTGACGCATCCGACAATACTATCTTCCGGTCGGATCGTTCTGCGGTTCAACAGCTTGAACACTGGTTGCTTTTTTATCGTCATTGGTGCGAACACAAACCGTCGATCACTGTGTCCGTGAAGGAACATGAATGGATGGAAGTCGGTGCCTGGGTCTATGCTCACATGGACGAAATGGCAGGAGTTTCGTTCTTGCCTGAAAGTGAACACAACTACGAGCAAACTCCATACGAAGCTATCACCAAAGAAGAATACAAAGAACTTGCGAAGACAATGCCTGCGACCATCGATTGGACGCAACTGACCAAATACGAAAAATACGATACTACCACTGGCAGTCAAGAGTTGGCCTGTAGCGCCGCCGGCGGCTGTGAAATCATATAAAAGGAGAAACTATGTCCATCAATGATACCCCCTTCAATACCAAGATTAAACTCGAATGCGACTGTGGTGCATGTGAGTCCAAGTACAAGATCATCTATTTCGAGGACGAAACGACCGGCGATATCAAGCTGTGTCCATTCTGCGGCGAACCAACTGAAGAGTTTGCGGAAACAAATGAATCGCTGTCTGAGGCGAAAGACCCAGCCGACGAAGAGACTCTATATACTGATGACGAATATGCGCGGTTTGAAGAAGAGATTGTAGATGATGATGACGATATCAAAGATGGGACCGCCTCCGACGACGACGAATAATAATATATTTTCCTGAGCAACGAGAAAAGGTAACGCGAGAACATATATACTCCTGAAATAAAAATCAGGAGTTCCTATGTGGTATTTCAACGACGCACCTTTTACCGAAACGCCAGACAAAAAAGACTACTATGGATTTGTGTATGTGATAACCAATCTCACAAACGGCCGTATGTATGTTGGTCGCAAATATTTCTTTTCCAAAAAGCGCAAAAAGTTAGTTGAAAGTGATTGGAAGAAATACTACGGATCGTCGGAAGAACTCCTAGGCGATATTGAACTTCTGGGTAAAGACAATTTTCGACGCGAGATTATCTCGATCCATCCAACAAAAGGTGATGTAAACTACTCCGAAACTAAGGAGCTATTTTCGCGTAATGTATTGGAAGAGAAAAATGAACTTGGAGGGAGATTATACTATAACGGAAATATTATGTCTAGATATTTCGTCCGAAAGGAGACAACTTCTCTAGAGACGCGCCGGAAACTCTCGGAAGCCAATAAAGGCAAAAAGATGAGTGATGAATCGAAACGAAAAATCTTTGAAAAGCTTTCCGGTGTTCCTAAACCTAAGTTTTCCGATGACCATATTCTGAATCTGTCGGCATCCCATATAGGAAAGATTCCATGGAATAAAGGAAAGAAAACCGGCATAGGTGGATTTCGTGGACCCAGAACCCAAGAGCATAAAGATAAAATTGCCGCCACCTTAAAGACAAAAGGAATAAGACCCAAGACATGTACCGAGCCGATGAGTGAAGTGACGCGGAAAAAACTAAGTGATATAGGAAAAGAACGCTATAAACTTATGGGTTCCGAATCGATTCCAGACAACATCGGCCGAACTCCCTGGAATAAAGGAATATAAAGGAATACGATGGAAAATAAAAACGCCCTATATCTCAAGATACTTGCCAATAAACTGAACGAAAAGATCAAGAATCGTCCTTCGGAAAGTATTGTAATAACTGGGCCTCATATTCACACCGAGAAGCCTTTTCATCTCACTCATCGTCATAATGATGGAATTGAAACACACTATATCCGAATAATGGAACTCGATCAATTCGAGGCCCAACACATGACCATCGTTCACAATATTCATCATCTATACGGAGGCGTAATATAACATATGGACACCGATTTTCTCGACAAGCTTATCTCCAAGAATTCCCAGAATGCGGAACTCTTTGAGGGGCTGTATATCATGAACAACAATTCCTTCTTTTCGACAGTCGCAGAGTCCAAGCCCTACAAGCTAGTCTCGGCCAACTTCGGATCGATTCTAGGATACAATACAATCTTCAAATTGACGACCGAAGAAGCTAAATACCTTCACGAAAAGCGCGGCGTCAAACACCTCTTAGGATGGACAATACGATAATGACACAAGAAGTCTATGTGAATTTCTCAGTGGCCCTTCAGCAACTCAAGTACGGCGCCTATCTAGCCCGCAAGAACTGGAACGGCAAGAATATGTGGATCAAGCTGGTTCAGGCGTCCGGCGAGTTTACCCATCCGTCTCTCGTCATTCAGTATCCTTCGTTCTCGGCAGCCTATCCAAATGGATCAGTTGTTCCCTGGTTCCCTTCCGCAACAGACATTCTAGCCGATGACTGGTTCATCGTTCACCCCTCTACAAAAACACAATAAGGATTCTCTCAACATGCTACAGAAATACACAGTCTGGGTCGTGATCGATCCCACAAATCAGGACTGGTTTTCCGTCGAAGCGGAAACTATCCAGGACGCGGCCGAAGTCGCCTCGCTGACCTATGATCGGCGTTTGGATGTAGACTTTGCGCTCACGAAGGAATCCACGGTGGTTCAGGTTCTGGTGCGCGATCCAGCAAACGAAACCCGAGCATACACATTCGAAGTGTCCTGTACCCTGAATCCATACTACGAGATTACGGCGGATACGGGCCTCGTCACTTTGGGATAATGCTAAATATCGATATAGCAGACATTCAAACACGGAGTTATTCCAATGTCCCTTATCGATATCGTAAAAAACGTTAGCCCCGACAAGATTGTCGAAGCAGTTCGCCCATTCATTCCAGAACAGTGGAAGAATGTGTTTTCAGGCTACGGAACTTATGCCATTGGCGCACTGATGATTCTGTCAGGCGGTGTGTCAATTCTGGGCGTGCCCCTTCCGTGGGTTCCGTTCGGAACAGAAGGTCAGTGGATCGCAGGAGGCTTTGCAGCCTTCACGGTTCGTCGTGCCATTGCGAACAAAGAAAAGAACATCCTTGCCGCAATCAAGGAAAACACAGAAATTACAAAAACGATTGCCGATTCTACGGCAGCACCAACACCACCAATCGTCTAATACAACAAGGAGTACATTATCATGTCTTGGTTTTCTTCATTCTTCAAGCGCGTAAAAAATACATGGATTCGTGACGTGAAGCCGGCAGTTTCCGATGCCCTCGACTCGTTCGAAGCACAGTTTGGCGACTATGCCTATCAGGCAATTTCCCGACTGGCACTCTCAACCCTTACCGGTCAGCAAAAGTTTGACGAAGCCGTTAAGGATTTGGGCAAAGAAGCAAAATCGAAGGGCTGGGAAATCGGCAAGTCGGTACTAATGCTTCTCGTCCAGAAAGCCTATGTTAACTTCAAGGCGTCCAACGATACGCTGGACCTTACGCCTCCAGCAAACTAAATTAACGCTTGACATTCCAATCCCTTCATGCTATTATACTTACATAATCGCATGGAGGGATATGTGCCATGTTTTAACAAGCACCTAATTTAAGCACCTAACAATGTGTATATTATTTCCAAAATTAATTAATTAAGGATGAATCTCGCCATGGCAGTCAAAGGCAATAAGATTGAAGTACCCAATGAGAATCCCGACATCGGCAAAGAAGGCTTTCAGATCGACAACAACTTCTATTCGTCCATTCCTGTCGGAGTTGCCGGCGTGTGGCATTCGCATAAGAAGCAAGGTGTCCAGGCCTCGGACGCAAACGTTCAGGTCCCCGGCGCGACTTATGCCATGATCGTTCCTACTCTTCAGATCGATTTTGATCGCCACGATCAACTTGTGTCCGTTCTGATTCGCACGGACATTCGTGACGCATCCGGACAGGCAACGTCTACCGTCTCGGTTCATATGACGCCTGACATGGCCATGCGCTTTCTCAACGACAACTTTGTTCAGACGCGCTTCCGCGGATGACCGTGGCGATTATCGTCTGCGGTTCTCGCGATACAATGTATCACAAGGACCCATTCTATCGCGAACAGATTTTCCACTCGCTGGATGTCTGTCGCGATCTGTATCACTTTGATTTCGTCGTGACTGGTGGTCAGACGGGCATTGATACTGTCGCAAAGGAATGGGCAGATTGTCATTCCATCGAAAATAAACAATTCTATGCCGACTGGCAACAATACGGTCGGGCGGCTGGTCCAATTCGCAACAAGAAGATGCTTGACGAAATGGCGCCCAAACTCGTCATTGCATTTCCTGGTGGACTGGGCACGGCATCGATGAAGGCGCTTGCGAGGTCCATCAAATGTCCGGTCGTGGAACTTCCACTGTCGGATGATCGATCAGAATACCTTGCAATCCCCAAGAAAAGCGAGAATAATAATCTTTCGTTAACCAGTGTGTTCGCGCAATAATCTTTCGTCGTTTTCGCGTAATAATATTACAAGAGTGGGCAAATCTTCGCAAGAATGTTGCCCACTTTTTTGTTGCATTTGTTCCGTCGATGTGAGATAATGTCTTTGTAGCGTTGAGAGAGACCACTGGGTCTTCCACTTTGACCTGGCAAAAATCCAGAAGGACAACGTTGAGACGTCACAGTATATCTAATAACGGAGATTTTTTATCATGCTCACGCGAAAAGATTTCATTAAGTTTGCCGAAGTCGCCGCAGCCGAGAAGGACCCCGCAAAGCGACGGGTCCTCATTGAGGCGTTTGTGCGAACCCGGTTCGATACTGAGAAGTTCGTCAATTTCGTTGCACAGCTTGTGGAAAGGATGTAGTCGCCATGCTCTGGTGGCTCATCGGGGTTATTCTCCTGCTCTATATCGACGAATTGGAGAGCAAATTGGAAGACAAAGATAAATGACTCAAAACGTCTGTACCCACTTCATCGGCTTTACCGACTCCAAGCAGTTCTGGCTGGCGTGTCAGGTTTTCGGCGCGCCGGACTTTATTCATAGGCATTGGGATATCCGCGCCAAGTTTGGCGGCGAACTGGATAGCAATGACGTCCTGGTCTTTGCAAAGGGTACCGAGGCCGATCCGGTCAAGGACTTTGCGTTTGACGATAGTTCGGTAATGTAATGAAAAAGAAATCCGCGCCAACCCGGCGCCCACGATTAAGGAAAAGAACCAATGAAGAATGCTCCCGCTTCTGGCAAGAATACGCGCAAAAGTTCCAAGACGCCAATAACTCTGTCACTTCCGGCAGGAACACCTTCGCCGTTCCTTTCGCTGGAAAAAATGAGGGCAATGGAGGAGATGTTCAAACTGTTGGACGGGACGCAAATGGGATGGGACGAAAGGATCGCCTCGTATTCCGCGAATCCGCCGCCGGCGATGGCGACGAGTATCGTGATCGCGAGCGAGCCGCCGTCGAAGAAGCGAAGCGCAAAGCGCGCCAAATCGCGCCGCTCTATCCGAAAGGAGCATACCAGCTAATCACGGAAGGTAATCGCGAAGCCTTGTCAAACGACGGCCGCGGAAAGAAATAGCTTGACATTCCGCACTATATAATGTATAATACGTGCTTAAGATCAAACCCTGAGGTGACCTATCATGTCTTCCATCTTTGATGTTTCCGGAAACAATCTCCCTGAACTTACTTCGACGTCTTCCCCGCAGGATTTCGTCCAGTATTTCCGTCTCCTGGTTTCGCGCAAGCGCAACGAGTATGCGGACCCTGAGATGTTTGCCTCCGGATATAATCGCGCCATCGAGGAAATCCTGATTGACCTGGATCGCGTCGAAGTGAGGAACAAGTTTTCCGCGAACACGGCGGCTATAGCCGAATTTAACCGTGTCTTCAAAAACGCTGCGGAATAAACTCTTCCGAAAGGAATTTCGTGTATACTGATCCTGTAGTCTAGAAAACTAAGGAAGATTGTATCATATGAGTTCATTTTTTGAAGCAGCCGACGCGGCACACAATCGCTATCACATCCCCGATCATCCACTTGATCTAGGTACCATTGCCCGGAAGGTGTTTCATCCAAAGGCAATGGTTCAACCTGTCAAGAAGCGGGGATCAGCTTCGGCGTTTGCGGTGTTCCTGTTGTCAGGCATCGCAATCTTTGGAGTGTCTCTCGCGGCACTCTACTTCGGCGATCCGTACGGACTCACGCAGTTCATGCTGTATCTGGCTGGTGCGGAAGCGATTGCGTATCTCGCATCGTATCTTGTACTGCCGACGCGTCTTTGGTACTCAAAGATGTTTCGGACATTCTACAAGGACTTCTGTTTCGGTATGGTCACCATGTCGATTGTACTGGCATTCATTGCGCCGACAAAAGAGTTTCCATCTTATGTGGAGAATTCCACACCTCTTGTTTCTGCCATGACGCGGCATCTCAAGGTTCTTCCGTCCGACAAGGAAGTGGAACTTATGACGCGTGTTCTGTATGGTGAAGCGCGAGGTGAGCCTGAAGCTGGCCAGAAGAATGTGATCCAGACAATTATTAATCGGGCTGAGAATGCAAAGCAACGATATGGAAAGTCTTATACCGAAGTCCTTATTCGTCCTCGCGCGTTCTCTTGCATGAACCCGGCCGATCCCAATTTCGAGAAACTTTTGGAACTCGACAAAAAAAGCTTGACATTTACCAAGCTTCGTGCTATTGTAGTAAACACAATCAATGATCGTCTGAATGGTCTGCCCGATCCGACGCAAGGTTCGACACACTATCATACGTTCGAAGTGGACCCCCACTGGAACCGAAACGCAAAGTCCATGATACGTATCGGCAATCATCAATTTTGGACAGGAGTAGACGATTGAAATGAGTGAATTTGGAAAACTGCTCCTGTATACGCTCGCATTTTCTCTGCTGGTTATAGCAGGCGCGACGATCCCAGTGTGGTTGCATACCGGAAGCATCTTGGCAGTAGTCTTTACCGGTCTCTTTGTGATTGCATCGGGCATCTGGGGATGGATCGTTGCCGGCATCGATTATAGGAGTGGAAAAGAATGACAGTCGAATTCGTCAATCCCGGCGTGAAGCTACAATGGATCACTCCGGATGCGGAGAAGCAAATTGCCTACATGGCTAGAGTGTCCAATCCTGCGAACCAGGAAAACTACGATACTTCGCATAAACTTTTGGCCTATTGTATCAGAAATCGCCATTGGAGTATTTTCGAAATGGCCGCTATGTGCGTAGAGATTACGACCACACGGGCGATTGCGCGACAAATTTTGCGGCATCGTTCGTTTTCGTTTCAGGAGTTCTCAGGTCGCTATGCCGTCCAGCAAGACTGGATGCAGCAAGAGTGCCGACTCCAGGACCCAAAGAACCGACAGAATTCCATTGATAATACTCCATGGGACCTGTCCGACTGGTGGACCCTGATCGCTCAGGAAGAAGTCCGCGCGTTGGCAGAGAAGCATTATCGGGAAGCCCTCGCAAGAGGTATTGCAAAAGAGGTCGCGCGATCCATTTTGCCAGAAGGACTTATCGCGTCCAAGATGTACATGAATGGGACCGTGCGTTCTTGGCTACACTTTCTATCAGTACGGGGAGCCGAAAAGGCTGGGGCACAAAAAGAACATCGACTTCTTGCATTAGAAGTCGGCGAAATCCTGCGGCAGAACTTGCCGTCGGTTCACTCAGCGTATCTTGAGTGCTATCCACTTAATCCGGAGGTGTCAACGGAGTGAGTTGGTTTCTAGTAGTAGGTTATTGCACCATTTTCTACTGTGATACATTCACGGATGGACCTTTCAAGACGGAAGAAGCTTGCAAGGAAGCCGTGCATGTGTATGAACTAAAAAATGAGAAGCAACCCCCGAACACCATTTCCTACAACTCCCTGAAATGTGTGTATCGGCTATCAAAGGAAAAGTGAATACCATGAATTTCTTCGCAAAGAGTAATTCACTCAAGGATGCTATCGCAAATGAGTTTGTCGCGTCCGACAAGACTTTTGTGCCAAGTCCGAATGTGGATCGTAACGGCCAGTTGAAGCAGGCTCTTCAGGAGCCTATTCGTCAGGCAATCATTCCGCAGCGTATTACCTACGACCTGATTCGTCAGACCATCGTTCAGGTACGCGTGAATGATCTGATCGGCAAGGGCAAGTGGAGCAAGGACGAGCGCCTTGCGGAAGACTTGTTCTGTCTCGTTCGTCACTATGAGCCTGATACGAAGCTTACCTACGAGCGCATCATGCAGGCGATCACGTTCGTCAAGACGAACGAAATCATGGGTGCCGGTCAGTGGTCGAAGGAAGACCATCTTGCTGAGTATCTCTATGCTCTGGTGCGTCTGTCTGGAACGGACTCCGCGGTCGTAAAGGCGTCGGAATATTCCGAGATGTTGCTGATTCCTGGAACTGGTGGCACCTCACCAGGAGCGCCTGCAAAGCGTGCCTACAAGTCTCCAACAACCGCAACAGCGGACTAACAAATCATGACCCCTCCCAAATTCGACACGGTATCTTTCTACTCCAAGGATGACTGTCCTTGGTGCGACAAGGCTAGAGAACTTCTGGCTGAAAGAGGCATCGTAATCGAATGGGAGAAAAAAGTTGGGCGGGATTTAACCCCCGCCCAATTTAAACTTATCGCGAAGGACTACAACTGGAGTCCCGCAACCGTGCCCATGATTTTTGCCAAGACTCCTGAAGACACATGGATATTGTTGGGTGGCTTTCTCGACCTGTACAAAGTTTTTAACGGACAATAATAACAACATGAATGGATTCAAATACGAACTGACCGAAACGATATCATCCGAAAAAGGATTGTATCGTGGGGCCACGAAAGGTACACGCGAGGAGCGCGCCAATATCTTTGCCACCCTTCTCAAGGATCGATATCTCGGAATCAACTTCTTTCTGAAGTCTGATCCCAATCATATCCGATTCGTTTTGGCCATGCGCAACTCAACCTGGATTGCCTATGATCCGGAAGAGATTAATCGTCAGGAGAAAAGAGCGGCAAGTATCAGAGCCGGCGGCAAAGTCGCATCGGTCCGTAAGGCGCCTGATCTATCTTCAGGAATCATCCCCGTCTATGACATGATGAAGAGTAATTGGATTTCGTTCGACGTGGATAATGTCGAAGCCGTACGCGGTGTAATCTCGACCGAAATCGATATGATCTGGATCGCCCGCCAGGAATATCAGAAGCAAGGCCTCAAGCCCAAAGACACGCGATTGATCAACGATCTTCTGCCTATCATTCCTATTCAACCACAGAACGGTCCGACAATCTTTACCGCACCCGCCAAACCGACAACAGGTGCGGCCGGAGATGCGAAATTGACCGAGGAAATGCAAAAGGTCGGGACCTATTGAATCTTCCGCCCAATGAAATTTCATTGGGCCAGCAACGCCCGTGACGCGGATTATGGCAGATTATCTCGACGCCCTGAATCGCATAAACAATGACGACACTGCTAAAATCAAGGCCAAGCATGCCATGATGGATAAGATTCACGCGCTATATAATAAGAACAAGGTTCCGTAGTTTAATGGCAGAACACCGGCTTTATACTCCGTTCAGCACTAGATAGGTGCAAAGTGAAGGTTCGAATCCTTCCGGAACTACTTAAGACCCCTAGATATCGATGTTGCATATACACTAAGACACTATCGATATCTAGGGGTTACAATCAATGTTTTACACTGTCTACAAGATTACCAATACCATAAACGGAAAGTTCTATATCGGCTGCCACAAGACGAAGGTCCTAGATGATGGATATATGGGTTCTGGAACCATTCTAAAGCGCGCCATCAAGAAGCACGGACTGGAAAATTTCGTCAAAAAAATCCTCCATGTCTATGACACAGCCGAGGAGATGTTTGCCAAAGAGAAAGAGTTGGTCTATGTGTCCGAAGAGACCTATAATATCAAGAATGGCGGGTTGGGGGGATGGGACCATATGTCCGACAAAAAACCCTTCCTAGGGAAAAGACATTCTGACGAAACGCGCCGAAAAATGTCCGAGGCCACCAAAAAACATCAAGAACAAAATCCACATCATCGCCCAAAAGGAGGCTTTTTGACATGGCGGGAAGAGACAAAACAAAAGTGGAAAGATAAATCACCTTGGTCCCATCCATGTTCAGAAGAATCTAATCAGAAACGGAGGGATAAAATGAAAGGTCGAGTTCCTTGGAATAAAGGAATTCCCAGAACACAAGAAGAAAAGGCAAAAATACGAGATGGTGTCGTGAAGAGTAAAAAAAGAGAGAGGTAACATGGCGATGACAAAAGACGAAGCCAACAAATTCACAGGTCGTGATGTTGATGCAGACCTCGACACCGAATGGGAAATCATGTCGTCGGCAAAAGTCACTCCCATCGATGAGAAGTACAAAGCCGTGGACGGTATTCCCGGCTCGACAATGAAGATATCGTTTTATAAGACCTATGGCAAGTCTCGCAATCCTGAGACTGGAGAAATCGTGGATTCGGTACATATTCTGTGTCATGAGTTTCCATTCTTTGTGGCATCATTTCCGGATGTCTATGAGGGATCGCTGATCAGAAAGTGGAATACAATCCGAGAATATGTTCTGGTTGATTTGCTCAAATACCTAGCCAGGCATTCATTCCATGGATTCAAACATCTGATGCAGTCAACTAATTCCGACCGCTGGATCGATGATTTCTCGACCTTTCTAGTTTTACGTTGACAACGCGTCTCGAATGTGTTACACTGTTATCTGAAGTCACAAATGGAAATGGAAAACAATGGCATTCGAGAACTTAGACGAAACGAAAGCGGAGCGTCGGAAGACATCCATTTCAGCAGCCGTCGGTAAAGAACCCAAACTGTCCGAAGCATCCACGAACGAGCAAGTCATGGCGGCGTTCAACTGGTATTCCTACTCGACTGAGACCGGGGATTCCAAGAAGTTTGTTCTTGCTTATCTCAAGAAGACATATCCAAAAGGTGGCGAAGTGGCCGCAAAGAAACTGTCAGTTCTCAAGGACTGGGAGTTTGGAGCCACGGGCTGGATGGCGAAGCAGATCACGAACGGAAACTCTCTTCCGAAAGAGTATGCCGAGCGTTTCAATGCGCGTCTGAAGGACCTGTCGGAGAAGGCAGGCAAGGTCGTGCAGGTGATCGTGGAAGAGGAAAAGAAGGCGGCGAAGCCTATAATCGCGCGCCTCTTCACGACGAAGGCATCAGCCATCATTGCCGAACTTGACGGAATGATCGATGAAGTCGAAAAGAACTCAGCCAAGGATATCTACGATTGGCTGACCAAGCGCGAGGCGTCCTCAGATGTCCTAATCGAATTGGATCGATACTACGCGCCATATGCGTCCGAACTTGCCGGCATCGTCAAGAACGGCGACGAGCAGATTTTGGAAGCCTATGCAAAGCTTCCCAAGAAGCGTACCCGCGCACTCATTGTGTTCATGGAAGCCCTGATGGCTGCCATTGATCGTCTCAAGGTCAACAAGAAGAACTCACGCAAGCCTCACGCGAAGAAGGCCAAGACGGCGATCCAGCAGACCAAGAAGCTGAAATTCAAGCAGTCGGACGATACATACAAAGTGACTAGCATTCCACCTTCGGATATCGTTAACACTCTTCAGCTATGGGTGTTCAACACGAAGACGCGAAAGCTGGGTGTATATAATGCATCCGATGCCGTGCCTCTTTCTGTGAAGGGAACAACGATCCAGGGTTATAACGAAGCCTCGTCAGTTCAGAAGAAAGTGCGAAAGCCTGAGAAGGCGCTCGCCGAGGTCCTTGGAGCGAACAAAGTTTCCCTGCGTAAAGTCATGGACGGTATCAATGCGAAAGCTTCGCCATTGAATGGACGTATAAACGCCGACACCATCCTACTGAGGAGCGTCAAATAAAATGCTAAACGAAACCGGTATAGAAGTGCCTGTAGTGGACGAAACAGCATCCGCAAATCTGGAATACAACATGGAAAATGTCCTTGTGTTTCCCGTCAAGTCACAGCGACCCTCCGCATTCCGAATTCCTACATCCGCGGTCACTGCACGCTTTTCGCCTGTATCGACCGACAACACACCAACGGCAGAACCCGAAAAACTTACCGAGCAACAGATGCTCGACAATCATCGCCAGAACATGATTCCTGATGTATGCGATATGTATGTCCGCGAGATTTTTTTCAAGCTACACACTCTCGGATATAATGTTTTGTCTGAGTCGTTCGAGACGGACCTTCAGTTTGTCTATGAGGCGCTCCAGTCTACGATTCTTCGGACCTACGGAATCGGACATCCCGTTCAGGATTTCGTTAACGAACACTTCGAAGTCATGGAAGTTGATTCTGATGAATTCGATACCGACGGCTATGTGACCATCGATCCGAGCGAATTTTCTCCTGATAATGATCCAAAGAAGACTACATAGAAGACCCCCCATCAAAAACAGGAGCCTTGTAGTCACTATGCGAAAGAACTTTTATGAGATTTTTGAAGAACTTGAAAATGCGCCAGATACCAATCACAAGATTGCCGTTCTAAGAGAGAACGCAAATCCGGCACTCTTGCTATATCTCAAGAATGTCTTTAATCCGGGCGTTCGTTTTTGCGTCGAATCTGTTCCGGAATATAAGCCTCAGGATATGCCAGTCGGCATGGGCTTTACATCAATCGACATGGAACTAAAGCGTTCCTATTTGTTTCAGCCTGGACATCCGTCGCGGCCGGCCAATCTTTCCCAGAAGCGCATGAACGAGATTCTTATTCAGATTCTCGAATCACTGGAAAACAAAGACGCAGCAATCTTCGCGGACATGTTCCGTAAGAAGACGCCGTATCCGTCTCTCACCCGCGCGCTGGTCGAATCGGCATTCCCTAATCAGATTTAGGACGCCACATTCTCGTGGCTCGCATATCAAACTTTGCAAAACTTCTACAAGAGGAAAATATAGATCATGGGAAAGCATACACGCCAACTAAAAGAGAAATCGAATTCTGGTTTGGGAGGATTAACGCCCATGTTTTTCGCGGACGCATCTACACAACCTTTGGACGCGTTGAAATACGTAGACGGCACGGCGTATGGGCGGAGTATTCTGGGTGGATTGACCCTCGCCGAAACGCAGTCGCGCGCTGCCAAGTCCTGGAAGAATCGGCTGCTTTCCGGCGTCGTCCAAGTATCCTAGATCGTCAGGTAACAATATGCGGATTGCTTTCAATGACGAATCGCTTTCCGAACAAGAAAATCTTCATCGAGGTTCTTGCACATGAGATGGTTCATCTCTTCCAATTTCTTCACGCATCTCCACCATTCTCCTATCGTTCTGTCTCTCACGGCAAAACATTTCACGCGTGGAAATCCACGTTTGAAAAACACGGGCTTAGGCTACGCGTAACATTACATCACTCTAGACAGAAGGCTACAAAAAAGAAAGTACCATGAAACCAAAGATGAAGAAGAACCCTGCATATCGCCATCATGGCGGTCATGCGGACGACGACAGTTCCGGACTGGGTTTTGACAAGAAGAATATGCATCGCAAGGAACGCCGCGTATTCAATTCAGGAAAAATCAAAAGCTATTATAAGGAAGTAGTTGAGCCGGCCCTGAAAGAAGAGGAAAAGGAAGACTTGGAATATGAGCATCGACAAGAAGGACATATCTCCGATACCAACTAACGTTGTTTCGTTAGGAGACTGGAAGACAGCCAAAAATGAAAAGGTGATAGGAACTGTCACTCTTTCGGACGGGCGAACACGCAATCACCGCAGCAATAGCGGCTTGGGAGGTTTAGGTGCGGATGGTGCATCAATTCCCAACGCCTCGCACTCTCAAAACAATAGGAGATAATCCATGAACATCTTAGCCTACACACCGCCTGAGGCTAACATGCCTCCATACGTGTCGATAAACCTGGTTGATGGCACAGTGTCGATCATTGTTCGATCAACGAAAGAGGACGGAAGCAAAGAGGCAACAATAGCAATCCCGGAGAAAGACTGGGCGCGTCTAGTCGCTAGAATGTGGGGGCTGATGGTTGAAATAAATCACTCCAAAATGAGGAGTGAAGCCATGACAATCAGAGATGAAGTTACAGCGGCTGTTGATATTGCAATGGTAGATTGGTCACAACAAAGGGGCGTGAGACGCTGGGATGTGCCTGGAGAGGTAATCGCTGACGCCGCCATTGCAGCGGTGAAGGCGCATTTGAGCAAGCCTGACAATGTGACGGAGGAAGTTGCTCGAAATGCCCTCAAAGCAATAGGAGAGAAGCAATGACCACAGACGGAATCAAAGCCGTTTTAGACGCACACGGGAAATGGGCGCGCGGTGAAAAAGACGGGGCGCGCGCAAACCTCAAAGGCGCAAACCTCAGAGGCGCAGACCTCGGAGA